TCTGAGGTGTCGGGTTCTTCAAGGGCGCCGGATGGTCGCCGAAGTAGTGTTTCCCGTTGAGGTCGACCCCGAACAATAGAACGCGCTCGGCCCCCTTGCTGACGGCGATCTGTAGCGCGAGCAATGCGGAGTTGCCGCCCGAAATCGCTCCGGGAAACCTCTCCACGCCCTTGGGCGGTTCAATCGTCAATCCGCAGAATTTCTCACCTTCAAAGTAGAAGGCCCCGGGATTGTTGGTCCACCAGGTTCGGTCACTAGACACGAGCACATCGGCCCATGGCGCGAGCTCGTAAGTGTTGGAGACGGCGACGACCTTGAGGCCCTTCACCGAATCGGCGATCTCCTGCGACATCGACGGCCCCGATGCAAGGATAGCCCAGGTCGTCACAGCCCGGCCTCACTCACGCCCGTTGACACCGGAATCGTCAGGTATTCCAGGCCTGACTCTTTGTCCGCTAGGAACCCGTGCGGGTTGTAGATCACGTCAGCCATGTCTCGGCGGACATGAACCAGGCGCATCGCCGCGTTCAGGCCATCGCGGAACCTGATGATCACCCGCGCAGTGATCTGAGACTGAGTCGCCTGGCTCTGTATGAACTCCCGAGCGCTGAGAGGCTCGATCGCCGCCCTGACGGTCGCAACCTCGGCCCACTCCTGCGCGACTTGTCCGGTCTCTTCGTCCTGAACGACTTCGCCGTTGCTGTCGAGCAGGTTCTCCAGTTGCTCGATGCGAATCTGATGGCGTAGGCGCCCAGCTTCGAGGCTCATGCGACCGTCGACTTTCGGAGCGAAGAAAGCAGGCTGGTCGCGCCCGCGCCGAGTACATAGCCATGCCCCCAGTGCGAAGGAACCGCAGCGGCGTCGGAGCCATCCCGGAATCGGTACTGCTGGCCAAGTTCCACTAGAACGGCAGCCATGACCTGTGGCTTCACGGTCATCCCGTTCGAATCCTCTAATGGAATCGGGTCGCCGTTGCTGTCGACGATGACGTCACCCTCGGCGTCGGTTTCAGGGACGTATGCGCGCCAGTCCTGCTTCAGCCACGATAGGACAGCCCCGCTGATCGCCGGGATCATCATCTCGAGCCAATCGTCATCCGCGGCCGAATCGGTCCTCAGATGATTTCGGGCCTGCTCCATGGTGACAAGATCGGCCATGGTCAACTCTGGAGTTTGATCGGGGACACGGGCCCGGCGTCGGCGCCCTTCTGTCCGCGCTCACCGTCCCGACCTTTACGAGCTGCGATGATCCAGCCGTCATCGTTGGTCGCCGGCTTGGACTGGCAATCCTTGACAGCGATCCACAGCGAGCCGTCATGAACCCACGCTTCACCAGCCTGCGCTTTAGTTCCTTCGCGCCAGTAGCCGGCCGGACGGATGCCGCCAGCGGGGTAACGGAGTTCCTTCGTGCGACCACCGGCCGATGCCTTCACCGACATCTCGTGCGATTCTGGAAGGTATTCCATCTCGAAGGTGTCGAAGCTCACGCCGTCCGAACCATCCTTGCCATCCTTGCCGACCACCGGCCCGAGGCTCTTGACCTCTCCGTTGGTCAGAGTGATCTGCAGGGCCCCGTCGCGGTCGATCATGGCGCCTGCCAATCCCAGGCCGTCTGCGCCCTTCTCGCCCCTCGCTCCATCCTTGCCGTTTTCCCCGGCCTTGCCGTCCTCCGGGACGCGGATCTGTGCGAGAACTTCCTTGATCACGGCCGCAGTATCAATCGGTGCGGCGTCTTTCCCGTCCTTCGGCCCTGGGAGTGCAGCAACCGCCGCGGCGACAGCGCGCTCGACGTCTGCCGAAAAGTCGGGCACCTTCGCCAACTGCGATTCGAGCTCTCCGATGCGCTTCTGCAGCGGAGCCACAGCCTCGCGGATTGCGGCGCCCATGGCTTCGCCGAACTTCTCTGGGTCAAACATTCGTGGCCTCCGGTTGTGCGGCTCTGCGCATGGCCGCGATGGCCTTTTGAGTTGCAACGATGGCGCGGGCTTCTTCGATCAGGGCCTTGTCCTCGTCGCTGATTTCAGGGGCAGCGGCCTCTGGTTCGGGCGCTGGCGCTGGAGCCGGCGCCGGGGCAGGCGGCTGCATCGCCGGGTCCCATTCCTTGCGGTCTGCCAGCATGCCCAGTGGATAGTCCTGGTTCTGACCCCAGAGGGTGTCGCCACCGCCCGTAGGCGCCAGATTGAACCGGATGCGGCCCTCGTCAGGCGTCTTGATCTTGCCGCCGACCAGTTTGGTCTCGACTTCGGCGCGCTTGGCTTCGTCCATGCGCAGCAGAGGAGCCAGGTCGAGCTCCACGCCCAGCGGCTTGGCGATCTTCAGCCCCTCATCCAACAGAGCTTCCATGTGCTCGATGTGCGTCTGCAGGGCGTCTTGGTAGTACATCTGGTTGACACCGTCAACACCGAGACCTGAGGGAATCGTGCCGATGCCGACCTTGAATGGCGGAACCCCGAATGGCTGACAAATCTGCTCATCCGAATAGCGCATCTGCTCGACCATCTGCGAATCGATGCTCTTCATCGCGAACGGCGTGAACTTCATGTCCGCACCGATGATGGCCACTCGGCCGGAATTGGAGCCAGTGAAGTTGGTATTCCAGTACTGCTTTACGGCCTCGGCATCGGTCTCGGTCATGCCCGCGGGCGCCGTCAGAATGCCGCCAGGCTGCGCATTGTTCGCGAAGAACTCCGTCGCGCTGCGCATGATCTTCATGTTCTTCAGCGCAGGCCAGTACGCCGCGGCAAGCGGAGGGATCCCGATCAGCGGATGGTGCAGGGTCATGCACCGATCGTGAATGATCTCGCTAGCCGGAACGATGAGGCCGCTCGCCGGGTAGTCCTTCGGCAGCGTGTTCAGAGGGTCGGTGTAGAGCTGGTAATAGACCTCGCCGGAATCCGTGACCAGCGGCATCACATGGCAGGAATCCAGGATGTAAAGGTCGATCACGACACCTCGAGCATCCCGGCGCTTCAGGACATAGACGTTGCCCTGCGTCAGCTTCGCAATCATCCAGTACTCGCGGAACTGGCCCTGCGTCTGGAAGCCGTTCGGCTTGTTCAGAACAGGCGAATAGGCGGGATTGGCGACCTCTGTCGAAACTCCGGACGGCATCTTTTGCTGCAGCGTGAACGGCAGTTTCGCGATGTCCGAAGAGATGCGGAATATGCACGCATACAGGGTCGGATACGTCAGCAGGTCGCCGCGCTTTTCTTCGACGTTCTGCTGCCAAGCTCCGCTAAATGGCTCCAAGATGGTACGCAAGCCATAACGCGCGAGGTTGCCCACGGCGTTGAATGCTTTCTCGCGCGTGATCGTGAAGCCAAAGAATTTCATCAGTCTTCGTCTCGCAGGGCTGCGCGCACCTTGTCAGCGCCGGCCATGTGGTGAACCTTGACGCCGCGCTCTTTCGCTAGGGCGTGCAGTTGCTCCTTGTCAAGAGCGTCGAGGCCGTCGTCAACCTCTTCAACCGGCGCAGCCAGCATGGGCTTCGTGGCCATCGGTTGCGATGCCATGTCGCGGGTCTTGTAAGTCCCGTGCCCCAACTTCCCGAGGATCTCCGCCTGGCGCTTCGCCATGATGCGGGTATGCCCGTTCTTGAAGGTGAAATCGACTCGTTCCATTGATTCTCCTTGGAAGAAAGGGGCCCCGAAGGGCCCCTCACCTCATCAGCAGGCGGTCGGGAAACCGTCGATCCACTGCGCAGCGCCAGAGCGGCGCGCACCCCACCAGATGAACCGCTCGGCGCGGAACGCGATGGAGTTGGTTTGCCACATCGACACCAGGTTCACGCTCGAAGCGGCGACCGTCGCGGACGACGAACCGGCCGGGGCGTCCGACATTTCGATCGAAGCCACGTCGGAAGCGTCCAGCGTCACCGAGCCATCGTCGGCCAGGTAGATTTCCGCTTCGTCCACGAGGATGAAGGGAGCACCACCCGAACCACCGTTGTTGGCCAGGTACTGCGACACGCGCACCGGAACGCCATCCAGCGTGCCGCCCATGGGCGTCATACCGGGGAACGCCGGAGTGCCGAGCGCCTCACGCGACAGCGCAAGTTGACGAGCAACTGCGGGAGTCGTGTAGTAGGCCGGACGCGCACCTAGGAAGGTGCTGTCCCACGGGGCCCACAGCAGCGCGATCGCGCACCGCACGGACGCGGGGTCCGAGTAGTCGATGCCGGCCGCCGAGACAGGCGAAACGCCGTTCAGCAGGCCAGCCGGCGACACGTTGGCCACCGCAGCCAGGTCCGGATCGAACAGATCGGTGTCGATCCGAGCGATCACGGTGTCGGCCAGCGAGTCGCGCACCAGGGCTTCGGCCGAGGGGTCGGAGAAGCGCGCCAGTTCCTGCGTGATGACCGCAATCGCGGCAACCTTGGTGAAAGGCACCGTGGTCGCGTTGAAGTCGAACTTCGTCACAGGCTTGGCCTTGCCCTGACCGACCCAACCAGCCGTGCCGCCGGAGGTCTGGCCACCGATGCGGACGTTGAACGGGACGGGACGGAACTGAGCCTGGCCGATCAGCGTGCGCGGGCGCAGGTAGCTGATGAAGTCGCCCATGAACGTGCTGGCGTACACCAGCGGCGCGGCCCAGGTGCTGTCGAGGCTGGTGCCCGCGGCGACGGTCGCCTTCAGGTGCAGCATCTCCTGCAGGTTGGCGCCTTCCGCCTGGGCCTTCAACGTCTTCACGACGGCTTCGGTGTTCGGGTAGTGACGCTCGGCGAGCTGCGCGGCCATCGCGTGATTGCCCTTGGCCTTGGTCAGGCACATGGCGTAGCGCGCGAAGGCGATGCCGGGCTCGAGCTTCTCGACCTTCTTCAGGTTGAGGGGCAGGAGGTCCGAGCCGCCGCGGGCGGTTTGGCCGCGCTGCTCGTCGTCGCTCACGCTCTTGACGGTCTGGACGTCCAGGGCGGCCATCCGCGAAAGACGGGCGATGTCGGCGTCGAGCCGCTTGATCGTCGATTCGTGCGTGTCGAACTCTTCCGACTCGGCGGTGTTCATGGAACGGTTCTCGTCCACGGACTTCTGTGCCAGGGCCTTCAGCGTCTCGTGGGTCGTGTCACGGGTTGCCTTCAGATCGGCGATCTGTTCGGCGAAAGTCTTTGCCATTTCAATGCTCCTTAAAAGCAAAAAGGCTCCCGATGGAGCCTTGTTAAGTGGGTGCGCGTCGCCGCGCTGCGTTTTGGCGTCAGCGGTTCGCTTTCAAGGGCAAACTGGCAAGACGGGAAGCGCTGACCAGACGGACAGCGCCGTTCATGTCGTCCAGCTTCTTGACTGCGGGACGTTCCATGAGTCGAATAGCACCGGAATCCATGTGCGGCATTCCGAACGCTTTGATGTTGGTGATGGTGGCGGACGCGTTCGCCGGAATCGTGACAAGCGAGAGCTCGTAGATCTCGGTCTCGGTGAACTTCAATCCACCCTCACTCATGATGTCGTACTTGATCGGACGGAATCCGATGGAGACACCGCGCACAAGCTTGGCTTTGACAGCCTGCCAAGCCATGTCGACGAGCTGCTTAAGCGGGCCTTCCTCTTCGATCTTGGCAATGACCGCCTTGAACGGGATGCCCTTCCTCGTGGGTCGGCCAAACTCGGCAATACCAACCGGACTGTCGTGCTTGTGCTGCCACAGCAAGGCGATCTCCGGCGCGAACTTTGCGCCCATCGGGTCCACGATGTCGCCGACGCGGTCGACCTCGGGCGTGCTCGCCATGCCGGAAATCATGCGCTGGTCGTCATCCAGGCTCTTGACCTCCAGCAAACTAAACGCTCTGTTCATTTTCTTTCGCCTCCATCTGCGCGAGCCTGGCCATCGCTCTCTTACAGAGAGCCGTAAGGCCGTTCTTACACAGCTTTTCCACAAGCCATTTCTGGCGCTTGATGCATCCGCAGGCCATCAGCGGGCCACCGCCAGGACGAGTTTTTTCACGGGCTCTGCGCAAAGGAGGCGCCCGATGCCCATCAGCAATGCACACATATCGTCGATCTTTTCCGAGGCCCTTTTCTTGTCCGGCGCCTTGTTCAGGTTCGCGTCTTCTCTGGCCACCAGGTTGGATGCGTTCCAATTCAAGATCGGATCGTTCCCGTGCGAGAAGCGTCCATTGAGATAGGCCACCTCAAGCGCCTGCATGGCAGGGTGATAACTCTTTGGCCCTTGGATGAATTGGTCCATCTTCACGCCGGCATCGCTCAACTTCTGCACGGTCTGCGCGGCGTTCCATCCGTCGTACCCGACTGATTGCAGATTGAAGGTCTCATTGACCTCGATGATCTTTTTCTCGATCGGCGTGTAGTCGATCGCCTGATTACCAGATTCCAGAAGCAGGCCTTTGAGCACCCATCCGGAGTAAGGGATCAGCCCGCGCTGCGTCCGCTTTCTCACAGCTACAGATGGCACCCAACGCCATCCGAACGTGTAAAGCCAGTCCTCAATGCTCCAGACTAGACGGAACGACGCCAAGTCGGTGGTACTGGACAGGTCCAGACCGCCATAGCAGGGATGCTTTCGCAACATCTCTAGGTCGACCTCGCCGCGGCATTCCCGCCACTTGGTCAGATTGACCCAGCCCTGCGCCACCGACGAAGGCCGGTTCAGGCGCTTGATCTTGAATTCGGAATGTTGGCCAGGCTTGTCCTTGGCCTCGATCGCCGCCTTCCGGATTTCCTCGAGCAGGACTGGGTTGACGTCCATCAGCGGATTGGCTTTGCGCCAGGCCGATTCGTCGAAATCGTCGTCTTCCTCGGTCCCTAGATCCTCATCCTTCTCGTCTACTGCGTAGTACACGGCAAGGTAGTGGTCCGCCTCGATCAAGCCGCGTAGAACCTTCTTCGCAAACTCTCGCTCTTCCTCCCAAGGCCCTGGGTTCGCATAGCCCTCGGTCGTCAGGTACAGGAAAAGCGGATTCTTCCGAGCGCCGGCCGCTGACTTCAGGACGTTCAGCAGGTCGTGATTCTTGTGAGCATGGATCTCGTCCAAGATCGTGCAGCTCGGATTCAGACCGTCCTGCGTGCTCGCCTTGGCGTTGATCGGCTTGTAGGTGCCGCCGTTGTTGAAACTCGCGATGGCATTAGCGAACGGCTGCAGCCCGAAGGCAGACCGTAGATCCTCGGTCTTCTCGACCATGGTCTTCGCGACCTTGAACACAATGCGCGCCTGCTGGCCAGTCGTCGCCCCGGTTATGACCTGGGGGCCGTTCTCGCCCTCGCAGTTCTGGCAGTACAGGCCGATGATCGCGGCCAGCGTGCTTTTCGCGTTCTTCCGAGCAATTGCGAAAAGCGCCGTCGTGAACCTTCGATTTCCGTCCTGTTTCCTGAACCCGAACAGGTTGACCAGGAAGAAGACGTGCGACTCGTGAAGGACGATCGTCGGCGTGTCCCACGTCCCTTCGACGTGCGGCAGATCCTCGGCGAACAGGCAGACGTCGCATGCATGCCACTCATCGAAGTAGAACGGCGCGTTCTTGGCTTCGGCGCGCTTCAGGTCGTTCAGGAACCGCTGCGCAGCGAAGCGCATCCAGATTCCGAACTTCTTCTTGTTCTTGGGGTTCGCTGCCCTCTTCGCGTAGTCCTTGGCTATCGCGACGAAGTCACGCGGCTCGCTTGCCACGATTCGCGAACTTGTTGGATGCCGGCTCTTCGCCCACTGGTTTAACCTTCCCCTGCGCGACAGGCGTCAGGCCGAAGTCGTTGATCAGGTTCCGGTATTGGGCGACCATGGAAGCCACAGGCGCTTCGCCAGCGGCCCAAAGTTGGACCAGCTTGCCATGTAGGGCGCACAGCATGCCCAAGGCACTGGTACCCGCCTCGGTCAGCAGCTTGTTCGCCACCAGAATAGGGGCCAACCGCTCCCACTCCTTCACGGCATGCGCATTGGGCAACCAGTCAGGCGCGCTGGGCACCTCCGACACGGTCGGCAGATCCGCGGCGCCCTTTTGATCTCGGCATGGCTGTACCGTCCCGGAGACGACTTTCAGCGCTCTGGGTTTACGGGGGTTGGCCATGACTTCTTCAAAAATTGGGTTTTACGAAATGCATGTGTGAAAAAGAGACTGAGGGCGCGGTTTCCAGGG